TATCAACATCATGTATATTCATTTTTTTTGCAAATTTTATATCTAAGTCAATAATAGCTTTTTGCTTATCTATTCCTTTGATTGTTTTATCAAAATCAAATTCCCATTTATATTGATTAATTTTCCAAGGATTTTTTGTAACTTGATATCCAACTTTAGTTGTCGCTTTTCCTGTAAAGGAAATTCCTGATAATTTTTCTACTCTAGCTCTCCAGTTAGCATGAACTAATGCTAATAAATCTTGTAAAGAATGATCTCCATTTCCTCCTAGCATTGTTGATAATTTAGATAATTCTATATCTGCTGTCATAGATCTTGCATAATGTCTTAAAATTGAATTAGAATCTGTAATAAGTAATTCTGAATTTTTTGGATTTGCCCAATCAATATAAGTTAATTTTCTTGCATGTGTTGATGATGCAAAACCTGTAGCATCAAGATTCATAGGTTTAAAATAATCATCTTTAAGAAAACTTTTAATAAAACTCCAAGTTTGTTTTTGTGATTGTCTTTTTGTTAATCCTTTTTTTATTCCATCTTCTATCCATAACTTTGCATATCCTTTAACATTAGTTTCAAGTTTATTTTGATCTATCATTAAAGGAAAATAATCTTCATCTTTAAAAAATTTAATTTGATTATTTTTAAATCTTTCAAAATTTTTTTCTCTATACTCTTTATATTCTTTTAATTTATTTACTTCTTTCCATAGTTCGTGCCCAGTATAAGATTTTCCATAGAATATACTTTCTTCATCCATATCAAGTCCTTCTCGTTTTGTATATCTTCTCAAAGTTCCTTCTCCAACACCTATTTTTCTCTTTAACCATTTCTCAAAAGATTTAACTGCTATTGCTTGTTTTTTTATTTCTTTAAAAAAAGAAGTAAATTCTTGACCAGCTTCAATTATTTTATTTTTTACTGCTGATTTTTCTCCTGTAACAAGACTTTTGTCAAATCTAGATAGTACTGCTTTATGTTCAAATTCTGCAAATGTCATATATTCATGTCTTCTTGGATCAGTAATTCTTGTATCTAATGTAGCACTTAAATGTGTTGTTAGTTGTTCTGTTCTTGTTGGTTGATTTGGTCTACCTTTAATAAGAGCTATATAATCTGAATAATGATTTCTTATTTTTCTATTTACTTCTGATCCTGTTGCTATCCATCTTTGAACAGCCATTTCCACACTAACAGATGAAGGTTTGCCTAATTTATTTTTTTTCAGATACATAACATTAGTAACAATACCTTCTCCTAAATTATTAGTTACAAGTTCAGGAGATTGTAATGTTCTTTTAATTGCATTATCCTTAATTGTTTCTAATCCGAAAGCTTCTATCATATCAGTTTCTAATTTTTTTTGATAATATGTTTGTGCATCTATTGCATCACCTTTATTAAGTGTTTCTATTTCTCCTTTAGATAAT